TAATAATCTTGTGCCTCCTGGTAACAATGGGCAAGATGCGTTTAGATTATAAACGCCTAGAAAATATGCATGAAACAATGCGCGTAAGCTTACAAGATCAGATAGCAGGCCTACAGCATATTCACAATGAAGAGTTGCGTCAACGTGATGTGGCTTTAACCGCATATAAAGATCAACTAGATAAGATTGAGAAGACATACGAGAAAGATCTCGAAACGATTAAAGCCGACCGACAAGAAAAGTATCAAGAGTATCTTCATCGATTTATTCAAGATCCCGAGCAATTAGCAAAAGATGTTGAAGCGTTATTTGGATTTGAATATGTGGAGTAGCTTACTACTGATATCCAGCATAGCTTTGGCCGATGGGCCAAAGTTTTCTGTTTTAGGGGAACTCGAACCAGCACCGTTTGAGGGTGTTTTATTTGATCCAGAAGCAACAGCGATTTTAATGTCGGAGAAAGAGTTTTGGAGTTCGGAGTGCGATTTGGAAATTGAATTTCAATTAGATAAACAAGCGACAAAATATAAGTTAGAATTCGAGAACGCACAAATAAGTTATATGGCAGCTTCCGATGAGTATGATTTGATAGTCGAACAAAAGGATTTGGAGATTGAAAAGTTGACGAAGATCTTAAAGAAACAGTCGCCTTATCAGAAGTGGCTTTGGTTTGGCGGTGGCGCTGCAGCCACAATCGCAGTCATTAATTTTGCCACTAATTTGATTGCGGCAAGCAAATGAAGAAAGAAGACCCCAATCAAATCGCCGCTATTGAAAAAGCTATCGCAGAAAAGTATGGCGTTGAAACTATTCAGAACCCACGCGGAAATTGGGACGAGACCAAAGAAAAAGAATACCTCGAACAAATGAAAGAGTTTTATCAAAAAACTCAACTAAATGAAGAATGGCAAGAAAAAATAGATGTTAATGGTATAAAGATATCAAAAAAACTATTTAATAGAGAATCTTTGAAATGTTGTCCAATTTGTAACTCGTTTGCAAAAAAATCAATGGACGATGTTTGTCTCGTCAAGTTTGACTGTTGCTTTAATTGTTACATTCAATTTGTAGAAGACAGGGAAGAGAGATGGTTAAAAGGATGGAGACCCAATGAAGCTAAGCCAAAGAATGCTTAAAAAAATAATTTATGAAGCTTTGAATGAGGAGCCCGTTGCACCAGACGCCCAAACAGAAGAGGTGCCTGTTCAACAAACAGCTAGAGAAAAAGGCGTCGAGAGAGGCATAGGTACCGGAGGCCTCATGGAGCCAGAGGAGTATGCGAACCTACTTAAGCAGACCCTATTAACTCCCAAGGTAAGTACTCAAAATCGGTTGAAGGCTTTGGAGAACATATTTCCTGGCCAAGGAACTAAAATCAATGGATGGATCCTCAAGCTAACACAACAAATGAAACAAGGAGCATAATCAATGGCTAAGAAAAATTCAGTTACAGTTCTAGATGTAATCCGCGGCCTTTCACAAGCGGCCGCCAATGCATACGACGGCACCCACATAGAAAGCTTTTCCCCCGATGGAGAAGTTCGTACCGCTGGCTTAAAGAGAGAGGAAGGTAACCCTTTGATCGACCGTCGCGTGATGGATGGATTTAATATACGCTTTATGGGTCCTCTTCTTTGCGTCAGTTATCAAACCGAACTGCAACTTAAAGAAGTGTATGCCGCCGGCTTTGAAGCCGAAATGGAACAGCGAGTTGCTGATATTGTAAAGTTTCTCAAGAAAGAATACAAGAATGTTACCGGTAACACCGTGAGCCTCACCAAAGAAGGCGAAGTAGATGTGCTCGTCCAAAGTGTATCTCGCATTCATTCTTGGGCAACCGTTTATCAGAAGTATAAGATCGGAGGGATTGGAGAGGCCGTGTTAGTTGACGAGGGCTCCAAAGACCGTGTAGAGAAGAGTTGGAAGACCTTCCTTGATCAAGGCGGGTGGAAAGGAAAAAGACCACAAAATGATACCCGAAAGAAGGGATCAGAGATTGAAAAATGAAAATAAGAAAAGCACAATTAAAGAGAATAATCAAAGAAGAACTGTCAAAAGTTTTGAATGAACAAGAGGTTCCATTGCGTAACCCACTCAATGACCCTGCTAAAGAAAAACGGGCCCTCATAAAAGTACTTGGGGATGCCCAAGCCACTAGTCCCGACAAAGCGTATCCAATTAAGTATGTAAAAAAACAAATGGAAAGAGACGGAAGGCTGCCCAATGAAGTTGATATAGACCAGTACGTTAGTCGCCATGAGCCTATAAAGCTTGGTAGTGAGGAAGAAGGCTGGGTTGAAATTACCGTAGCGGGAACGCCCACTGGCGACACGGGGTTATGGATGAACCGAATTCGGACCGGCACCCCTACCAGAGACCCTGAATCCGCTGCGTATGGAGTCGCAGAATGAAACTAACCAAGACCAGACTTAGGCAGATGATTAATGAACAACTCCAAGAGGGGTTGTGGAGTGATATAATGCAAGGCGCCGAACCACCACAAGCGCCTTCTCCCGAAAACGTAGAGAGAGTAAAAGAATGGGCCCAACGCAGCCAACCTTTTTCGCTTGACTCTTTTGTTAGTGTTGATGTTAGGGGTTTTGATGATGTGGCCGGCGCCGAGAAGGAACAGATTATGGCGATACTGGAAGAGGAGGGATTTATTCGTCCTTGCACGACTTGCCGAGAGCCAGAAAAATATTGGGAAGTCGGCCCTGCTGCGGCCATGCAGGAAATGATAAGACAAATTACGAAGGAAGTATTGGCAGAAGGGCCACCACTACCGGTGGAACATCCGGACCTGGGGGATGTAGCCCGAGTCGCCGGTATTGAGCAGAGCGCCAGAGGCGGCTCCTTTTCACGTCCACCCAAGCTAACTGACGAGCAGGAAGAGAGGCTAAGTGATTTAGGCTATAGGCTGGGAAGCGGTGGCGGTCTTCATTGGGAAGATATCGGCAACCTCACAGCTTTCTATGAGACACAGAACAAAGCGCTCCCGAAAAAAATAGATCCTGACGAGATTATTGCCTTCCTTATGAACTACCCGGCGTTTCGAGATTCCTATGAGCAAGCTGGGTTTGATGAGCGAGATATTGAAGATCGACCCTAGTTATGTTGTATGAGTTTTCAACTAACCAAAAAGCAACAAGTAAAAGAAATATTAAAGTGCGGTAAAGATCCCTCGTACTTTTTAAAAACCTACGCCCGTATATCCCATCCGTTACACGGGCTTATTTTATTTGATACATATGACTTTCAAGATGAGTTGATGACAAACTTTAATGACTATCGTTTTAATGTTATTCTAAAAGCGCGCCAGTTAGGCATATCAACTATCACCGCTGGCTATGTTGTCTGGATGATGTTATTTCATCGTGACAAGTCTATTCTTGTAATGGCAACAAAGTTTGCGACAGCAGGGAACCTTGTCAAGAAAGTTAAGAGCATTATGAAGCAGCTTCCGCAGTGGCTCAAGATTTCAACAATCGATATCGACAATCGCACATCTTTTGAACTTTCAAACGGTTCTTCTATTAAGGCCGCTTCAACGTCGGGCGATGCTGGTCGGTCCGAATCTTTGTCTCTACTTGTACTCGATGAGGCTGCACATATTGAGAACTTAGAAGAACTTTGGACAGGCTTGTATCCTACTCTATCCACCGGCGGCCGCTGCATTGCATTGTCAACACCCAATGGTGTGGGAAATTGGTTTCACAAGACGTGTACCGACGCAGAAGGCGGCACCAATAACTTTAATCTCACTACGTTGCCATGGGATGTCCACCCGGAGAGAGACGAAGAGTGGTATCAAAAAGAAACTAAAAATATGTCCAAGCGCCAAATTGCGCAAGAGCTTCAGTGTAATTTCAACACCTCGGGTGAAACAGTGATTGATCCAGAATGTATGGAGTGGCTGCTTACTACCGTCAAAGAACCGAAGCATCGGACGGGTTTTGATCGCAACTTCTGGATTTGGGAAGAATATGATCCTACATGCAATTACCTTCAAGTAGCCGATGTAGCTAGAGGTGATGGGGCAGACTTTTCAACCTTTCATCTTATTAAGCTAGAAACTTTAGAAATTGTCGGAGAGTACCAGGGAAAGGTAACGCCAGACTTATACGCCAACATGCTTAATCAAGTGGGCAGAGAATATGGCAATGCGATGATGGTGGTAGAAAATAACAGTATTGGCTACACAGTTTTAGATAAACTGACAGAATATGGATATCCCAATATTTATTATTCTATTAAGTCCACTCACGAGTATATTGACCAACATCAAGGAGAAGTGCTCACCAATGCGATAGCAGGCTTTACGACTTCGATGAAAACTCGCCCACTTATAGTTGCGAAATTAGAAGAGTTTATCAGAAATAAACTAATTAAGATATATTCTACGCGTATCGTTAATGAGATGAAAACTTTTATTTGGAGGAATGGAAAGCCACAAGCAATGAAAGGTTATAATGATGATTTAATAATGGCGCTCGCCATCGGGTGTTGGGTTCGCGACACTGCGATTCAAACAAATGCTCGAGATCTAAACTATCAAAAAGCTTTTGTGGATTCTATTATTACAACCAATACAACTTTTAATACACGCGTCAAAGGACAGCATGGCTACAAAGATGATAGCATTCTTGATAAAATGACGGAAGCAAAAGATATGTATAGTGAATTTATGTGGATTATAAAGTGAGATAAAATATGGCACCTCCCCGAAAAAGAAGTAAAAACCCTAACAATCCTGAGACTAGCCTTTTTAAAGCGTTAACACGTCTTTTCTCTGGTCCTATCGTCAACTATCGTTCACAGTCCGGACGCAAAATAAGACGACAGCACTTAGACAGGTTTTCGTCGAGATTTAAGACAGCATCGGGACAGCAGTTTAAGAAGACACTTTATAATCCGCTGGACGTATTGGCCAACAATGCGATAAGTAATCAGCGGCGCTCCGAGCGTTACATTGATTTTGATCAGATGGAATATATGCCCGAGCTAGCTTCGACATTGGACATATATTCAGATGAGATGACAACCTATTCTGAGCTTCGGCCGATGTTGAACATTAAGTGTCCCAACGAAGAAATCAGAGCAGTCTTGGGGGTTTTATTTGATAACATTTTGAATC